TCTTCTTCAGTAGTTGAGACACCTAGGGCATCAAACGCCTCAACGTAGCCTGTTAGGCTAACTCCAGTCAATCGATCTCGCTGCTGTACTTTATTCCAGTGAGGTAACTCAAGCTCAAGTGTGGCCATACGAACTCCAAGGCGCGTGGCTTGCACTACTGCACGCTCAAGTTCAATCATGTCTAGATAACCGCCGTACTCATCATTCTTAACGAAGTTACGGACGTTAATTTCACTAAGGTTACACACACCATTATCTGCCAAAAGAATTTCTGCACACGGGTTAGTCCCGGCATACCAAGGACGGCGTTTTGCGGCTGCTTCAGCATTAATAAAACCAGGTTCGCCGTTGTTCAGAATACGATCAAATAGCTTTTCAAGCTGCTCTTTGGTAGGCTTTTCCGTAAAGAACACAGAATTGTTGCTCATTGAGCGAAATCGCTTGTCTTCTTTGGCAGGGTCTGACCAGAGGTCAACCTTAGCGTCAAGAACAGCCGTGTCGTTAATGTCAAATAGAGTAATCTCTGACGAACGACGCACACCGCCAACAACGACTGCCTCACCAATTAAATTCATTACATCCATGGCCTGCAGCGTCGAAAGACGGTCAGTGCCCTCGTTCAGGACTTTGACAATTTTTTCGTACATGTCGCGCAGTGCTTCGTGACCGCTAGCACGCCCACCGAAAATCTTAAGTTGCTCACCTGCGGGACGAACGCTGTTGTAGTTAACGACGATCTTGCTATACCCCTTAAAGAAGGCCTCAAATACGGCTTCTAAGCCCCATACCCAGCCTTCCTTGCTATCACCTATGCAAAGCTGCATTACGGAGTCCTCAATGGCGTATTTTGAGAGTTCCTCGCGGTCTGCTTTTCGTTTTGGCGTGTATTCGACGTGTTCAATTGTTACGCCTGTGATCAATGGTGGAAATTGAACAACGTCTTGAGGAAGTACACGGAAACCGACGCCGGTACCCAACATCATCAAGTAAAACGCGTCAAGAAATGCTTGAACGTCGTCTACAATCATAAACGAGCAGTTAAAATTTGAAAGCGGGTACTTTTTAGCGGCCTCGGTCCCGCCTGTCCACAAAGTGCGACCTGCCGGAAATACGGACAAGTTGTACATTGCTTCAAAAAGCTCGCGCGCCTCTACTTCCTGCCGTGCGCGATCTGTCAAGGTATCCAGACTCATGCTGTACTCGACAACACGAGTAACAGTCTCTTTCCAGGTCTCTCTGCGCTTTTTGCCAGGCAAGTAGCGGCTGTAAGTACGCAGGTAGACAAATTGACCGAGCAAGCTCGGCCATTCAGGGTTGTCTTCGAATTTATTTAAAAATGACTTGCTAAGTAACATCAGTTTCTCCTATGCTCTCGTAATAATGAATTGTTGGGTCTGTGAACGAAAAACCGCGAAGTACGTTCTTAGCGGCTTTTAAATTATCTAGATACGAAACATGAGAAACCATATAGTTTCTCATCTTGTTCATAAAAAGTTGAGGATCCTCACCATTGAACGGTATGGTAATTTGATAGGAATCGGATCTGTCAAGTTTGTTAGAGGCGGTAGTAAACTTTACAGTAAAACTACCGCCATGCTCAGTCCACTCGTAGACAGTGAACTTCATCGATTATCGCCATCTCCCTGAATAGTGCCGTTCTGCATCCGTTCAGAAAGCTTTGACGCGTTGTACAATGCAAGTTCTTCTAAAGTAAAATCAAGATCATCTACGCAAGCAGTCACGTACCAGAGCACGTCTGAAAGCTCGTCGATTAGTTTATTCCGCTGTAACTCATCAACGCGTCCTTCAAAGTCTCGAAGGATTTTTTTAAGCTTTCCGGCAACCTCACCTGCTTCCGAAGCAAGTCCAATCACTGGATACATCAGCTTAAAGCGACTATCGTATTTTTTAGTAGACTGCACAAAGCCTTGGTACTCATTCCAATCCATAAAATACCCCCTAATACTATATTAAACCTAACACAGTATATCATAGCTTAAGTGTATAATCAATTAATAAATAAATTAATAACTACATACATAACTTAATATGTAAACATATGCTTTCTTTTTTTTTTTCTCTTGTTAATTATACATACGTGTTTTCTCCTTTTTTATTAGAGTTAGATTAGAGAACAGACTTTTAGTAAACGCACTACTACATCTGTGCTATTATAAATATGGGTAAGTATACCTATTTTAAATTGTCAGTTGGTGAATATATGCGGTATGTAAAGTGTTTGTTCTGCGAGAATAGGAGAAAACGAGGAAACAGTTTATGTTCTTTTTGTGAAAATCTATATTCTGCTTATAAAAATGAAGAATGGTACTCTGATATTGTTAAAATGGAGCAAATTCAGAGAAGGATCACCAAGGCTGAGTCGGTAAACTATGATGTTGATTACGCAAGCAGAGGATTTCGAGCTTCTTTTGGCTCTTCAAGGCCAAGAGGAAGACCAAAAACTACTCCTCTCGTCGAGTCGTTTATTCAGTCTATTTACTCAATAGAACTTTCGATTAGAGACATTACTAAAATGTGCAATACGGCGGGTCTTCAAGTTTCGAGAGAGAGCGTCCGCTCTATTATTAACAAGATAAAATTGACAAATAATTATTGACAAGTATAGATAGTTATAGTTTGGAGGTAACCATGGCAATAAATATACCATCGAATTCAGTAACGACTATAGGAACTATAGAAATTCCAGGAGAAGTGACGACAACGCATTATCAGCAGTTTGTCATGACTACTGCAAGCGGAGCCACTATAGGTACAGTCGAATCGCCTGTACCGGTTTCGTTAGTACTGGAAGGTTCTTATACAAAGTCGTTCAACAGCGGAGCAACTGTATTTCCTATGGGCGGTGCATATTATGCTGAACCTATAGAAAACAGCAGCATTGAGCTGCTTGACACAGAACTTTCAGTCTTTCGCACAACCGTTCGAGGTGGATTGAAAACAGCCGGAGACGGTAGAGTAAATGAGCTTGTTCCTTCTTTTTCAGAAGGCTACGATGACATTTACGTAAGTGTAAACAGTTTTGATCAATACACAATGGCCCCTATAACAGTTAGCGGAACATTTTTTGATACTTCAGTATCAGGAATTAGATTTGTGTACATTCCTATGATACGGTCAGGTTGGAGAAAACTTTCTTTCTCTATCAAATCTGCCGCGGCAGGTACGCTAAGAATCTACGCAGATTTAGGATTTTTAGACGACGATCTTCTAATTAATACCTACGAACTGTACGCCGAAACACGGTACGGATTTTTTCCGGACTCTATTACCGCTTCTGGTGGAATATACAGTGTGCCGATTCTTGCTAGCCCTGTTAACGGTTTTATTATTTCATTTACTTTAGATGAGAGTGTCGTTGGTTCATTTAACATGCATCTAGTTAGAGGTGCTTAATGGAAGAAGACGAGTATCTTACACCCCGTCAACAGTACTTAGTTGAAGAGATCTTGAGCATTGTTGATGATTTTGGTAAATTCGGAAAGGGTATTGATAGCGAAGGAGCACATTACGCGCCCGCTTCTCTTAATCCGTTTAAGGCGCAAGGGATCGTTTGTGCAAACTGCGTTTTTTACGCAGAAGACAGCAAAAGCTGTTCAGTTGTTGAAGGTATTTTAGAAGACGAGGCTGTTTGTAAATTCTGGGTCATTGAAAACGAGGATTTGCAGATTCCGGATCTTCCAGACATAGAAGAATCTAATGAAATTGAGGAGGATGCGACAAACAGTCGAACATACTCCGCGGCAAAGTACGCCAATATTAATTTTTCTCCTCCTGCCGGAACTCGTTCAGCTGCAAAGCGTGGCCTTGTTCTTCACGAGGAAGGATTAAGTGGTAGCGGTTTAGAACCTGCTACAGTGGCTTGGGCGCGAAAGTATGTCTCAGGTGAGTCCGTAAGCCCCGAAAGAGCAAGAATGGGAAATAGATTTTTTGGAAGAAACGCAAGATTTGCTAATGCTCCAAAAGATTCACCGGCTTGGGTTTCCTGGTTACTTTGGGGAGGGGCTTCTGGCAGATCCTGGTTTGCTCGCTTAGTAAGACAAATGGACGCAGCTGACAAAAAAAGTTCGGCATCATTGAAAGGTGGTTTAAGACTTGCAGAAGTCTCAAACATTGATCATCCTTTCATTAAAGAAATTGAGGTTGTTTTGACTGATTTCGAGCCTAACGCAAATAGCGAAGGCATTACGAAAGCTGAAATAGACAACGTCATACGAACTTCTCGATTTACTCCTATAAAGATAGCATCTTCTTCGACTGGTTTTGGTGGTCACACAGGTGCTAAACCTGTTGGCGCCATTGTCGAGGCTTTTGTAGACACCTACCAGGGACGCGACGTGATCAAGGGGAGAGCCTTCATCTGGAAAGATGAATACCCCGCAGTATATGACTTACTTAAATCGCGTGCTGACGTAGATGAATTTATTGGAACATCTTGGGAAGTTTATTACACATCAGCAGAGGAAGTTGACGGAGTGCGCTGGCTTAAGGACATTACGTTTGCAGGCACGTGCATAGTTGATAACCCTGCTTACGGGGATAGAACCCCGTTGCTCTCCGTAGCAGAAGAGAAGGAAAAAATGGAAGACTATAAACAACAGATTGACGAAATGACATTGTCACTTTCTTTAAAGGAGACTGAAATCGATGGCTTACGCACCCAAATCAAAACCTATGAAGAAGCCGAGCGGCATGCCCAAGCCGAAGCCCGGAAAAATGAAGTAATTAAAAAGCTTTCGGCTGTATTCAGTGAAAGCGAGGTCTCCGAAAAACTTAATTTTTATTTAGCGTTAGAAGACGGCATTCTTTCGAAAATTGTTGAAGATTTTCAAAAAAATGTTCCTACTAAAGCTAAACAAGAAGCCAGTGCTTCCGTGAGCAATCCCGTTATTCCTGAACCTCGAGGAGACTACAATAAACCGTTAACTCCGAGAGACATAGCAGAGCAACTTAAAAAATTTAAAAAAGAGGATAATTAAATGGCAGTTATCGTAACTACACAGTACAGCCGCCAAGGTGTCGCTGCTTCCACAATCATGGAAGGGCGTGCCGTAGTGGTCGGCGCTTCGGGAGTTCGCAACGATTTGCCTAACGTCGTCTATGCTTCGGCAAACACGCGTTATGGTGTGTTCATTGCATTTTTCCCGCCTGATTCGTTTCCGCGGCCAACGTATGCTGATTGGTATACCGCGCCAGGCACCCAGAGCTACAATCTAAACGACGGTGGTCTCTACGGTGATCCAGTTCTTGAAAAGAAGATGTATTTGGTTCCTCGCTCAATGTGGCGTGAACCCATCATGTACAGCGGCGAGCTTGTCGCACTGCATCATGGTAAAATTGGTGTCACTGCTAATTGTTTCATCACCTCGGCCGACATCAAAGTTCCAGGTGCTGGTGTAGGCGTCGGTGCTTCCGGCCTTCTCACGTACGCTTCAAACGATTCTTATAAGATTGCTACAGTCGACCGCTATCAACCAGATACCGACGTACTGTACATCATAATGCACTAGGAGTAAATAATGGAAAAGACAGAACTTTTAAAGAGTGTAGCTGAGCTTGCAAAGACAGCTGGAACAACTCCAGGCGGTAAGTCGGCTTTTGCCGAAATGATAGTTCAGCTGATTGAGCCTGAATTTCTTAGTTTAGATATTTTTAACGCCTTTATGCCTACGCGCCAAGTCAACGTGGGTGACCCAACTATTCGTCGTCTGCGCCGCGGTAAGTACGCAGTGCAGTCAATGGTTCCAGGAACGCAGCACTTAGTCAGCCAACCTACAACCGTCAGTGATTTTCACACGTTTGTGTTTGATCAGCTGATCGGTGGTGTTCGCGAATCCTTGATGAACGTTCAAGAAGGATCGCATATCACAGTTGACATGATGCGTACGCAGTTGCAGAACGATATTATTGAAACCTTGGTTGCACGTGTGTTTAATCTTATCGGTTCAACGTGGGACACGGCTAAGACGCCTTCACACTACGTACAAACCAGCAGCATTACCTACACGCAGCTCGACGAATTAATCGAAAACGTGATGTACACTGCAGGCGATGTAAAAGCAATTGTCGGCGTTCGCAAAGCTATTCGACCAATGTACGATTTTGCGGGTTTCCGCGAGTATTCGTATGTTGCCGGTGGCAGCAAAATTGCGTACCCAGTTCCTGAAAAATTGATGGAGTACTTGAATACCAATCGCGTAACGTCCTACAAGGGCATTCCGATTATCGAAACTCCACAAATCTTCCGTAACGGTCTCCCAACGCCTCGTGAAGCATTGCTTCCCGAAGACCAGATTTTGGTTATCGGTCAGAATGCGGGCGAAGTGTTGCTTTACGGTGGCGTTGAATATCAGGAACACACCGACACTTCAATTCAGCCTGCAGACTATGTCTTGCACGCTTGGCAGAAGTACGGTCTTGTTGTAGACATGCCACAGAACATCGGCGTCATCAAGGTAGTTTAATACTAATAAAAGGAAGAAGTTATGTCTAAGAATAATATTTACCCAGCGTTTGAAACAGTCTATAAGCGGTATGCAAAAGTTCCCATCCATATAGTGGCCGGAGCTCGATTGGATCCCCACGACAATACAAAAAACATCGGGTGGACGCTATCCACAAGAGAAGAAAATTTTGATATAGAGAAACAGCAAAGATCCGAGTTTACGTACGAAGACGAGGTAATCGAAGTGTACACAGCGCTCGAGGACAAGATGTTTCAAAGATTGAACAGTAAACTTTTTTCTCTGGGATTGCTTAAGGAGTATGATCAAGAGGCTCTTCCTCCAGATATGGCTAATTTTCTAACCGATAGCGAGATCCTTGAAATTGTTGAGTTTAAGTCGCTTACTGAATTAGCAAAAAGATTGCAGTTGTTAACTTCGTTAACTACTCTTCAGCGAATTCGCGAAAGTGCAGTCGATCTTAATAAAACAATAAAAAAGATTCAAGTGATCGACGATCGAATTAAGGCGGTAGAGGATGACACTGACTAGTGCAGCTTTATATATACGTCAGCAGTCTGAGGCTTTTTTAGTCGACACCTGCACGCTTCAAAAATTTACTGGATATTCCACAATAGATGGGGAGTATGCAGAAACGTTTACAAATCAGTCTAATGTACAATGCCGCATAATTAACAAGTCTGGTAAAAATTTAGCATCGTTCACTAATCAAGAAGAACAAGTACAGATTTTAAAAAATCAACAAAATACTAAAGTTCAATTGCTGTTTAGCATCGAAGTGACGACTAAAGACAAACTTGTGTATGCAGGCACAGTTTACGACATTATCGACGTCCCCATTAAACATTCTTTGATGGGGGCGTTTGTCATATCGATTGAGAAACAAAAATGATAGATGATCTTATTAAGAAAATAGAAAAATACAAAAACGAGTACATATCGATTCCGCGCCATTTAGGCAGGCTTATAGAAAATGTCGTATTACAGAACGTTGAAGACTATTTATTTTCTTTAAATGATGTAAGCCCTGAAGAAGAAGCGCGAATGACTAACCGCCGTAATAAGCAAGTCGAGATGTCTGAAAATAAAAAATTCAGAGACCGGCTGAACAGTTTTAAAGATTTAAATCAAAAAATTAAACAAGAAACCGGTGTAGAAGTTGTCGATCAAGACACTATTCAAAACCCGCTTAAGGCTGCTCTAATTGATGATTCAATACTGCAGTTATATAAGATGGCCAACGAGATTAGCCTGATTATCAAGTCTGGCAAAATTGACGGTCCGAGTTTAAAAGTTATTGTTGAGCAGGCAGTAGACAACTCTACAAAAAAAGCAACTTTGTCTGAAGTTAAAGGAATGATGAGCGAGCTCGTTGAGCAAGTTCAACAAAAATTTCAACAGACTGTGGATGCAGAACTATCGAGAAGTGTTAATCAAGCGGTATCTTCCGAACTTAGCACTCTTGTCGGTTAACTTAGAGGGATTAAGATGATAGTTAACGCGCTTTACCCCAATATATGGAGAATAATTGCTCGAGCGCTCGTTCAGATTTCTGGACAATACGCGGGCAGAGTGTTTTTTAACACCGCTCCTTCAGAAGCAGTTTACCCGTATCTAATTTATCAGAGCGACAGTAGCCTTGGTGTAAGTTACGGCTTGCTTAACATGTCGGCATGGAAAGGCATAGTTACTATGCGGTCAGTGTCTAACAGTTTAGCAGAAGCTGCTGACTCTTTAGGGGAGCTAGTTAACAACTTCTCGTATCCTATCTCTGTAACTGGAATAGCTAACATATCTATTCCATATGACGTGCAATTCTACCCATACAAGACCTACTCGTTCCCGGTAGAACGTATTAACGCGACTGCCGTATACACATCGGCTGTAGGGCTTGAAACGTTTATCACGCCGAGGTAACCAGCAAGTACTGCAAAAGGCGTAGGTTTAATTAAAGATACAAAGCTGCGGTGGTTATTAAGTGATTACACCGTCGGCTCTTCTGTCCGGCTACGCCGGATTTATTGTTACACCAAATCTAAATTAGGAGAACTAATCAAATGGCAATTGTTAGAGGTATTGAGGGTTTTTTAAAGATTAAGAACGCCGCCGGTACAGGTTTTGACAATGTGAAGTTTGTTTCACAGTGGCAGGCCAGCCTCCAGACCCAACAGGTCGATGCAGGCCCTTTCTTGAACGACAACGGTAAAATGTACACGTTCACCACCACGAAGCGTGTCAATGGCTCGTTTCAAGTCACGCTTCCATCTGACCAGCAGGCAACGCACACTCGCTTGATCAACATCTCGAACTCAGGTGAGTACATCGGTGTCAAGCTTGTTTCCAAGGGTGGCTACACCATGCTGATTCCTTCCGCAATTCTTACTGGCTACCAGCTCACCAATGCTGCAAATGATCAGGTAACTGTATCGTTTGACTTCATGGATAACGGTGGCTTCTCGGTCGGCACCGCACTGGCTGGCGACTACAACGGCGCAGACGCTTAATAATTAATTATAAGTGCTTGTCAAATGCAACCCTCTCTGATAGAATACTATTGGAGAGGGTTCATTTTTGTTAAACAAAGGAGACTAATATGCTAGATTACGCATTTGGGGCCGGGGAATATTATGATAATGTGGATGATTTGCTAAGCGATGATTCCTTGCTGGAAGTCGATCTTGTCATCAAGGGTTTAAAGAAACGACTACGTATACGCGCTCTTAGTTACGCACAAATGGAGAAAATCAACAGTCTTTCGCAAAAGTCAGGCGAAACAGATACAGTTGAATTTACTATCAACACTATTGTTGAGGGACTTATTCGCCCGAAAATGAATTCAGCTCAGGCAAAGAAACTACTCGACGCGAATGGGGAGGTTGTCCGTGAACTCGCAGAAAACATTTGGACTCTTGGCAAAGTATCGAAAGATGCTTTCGATAAGTACATCCAGGCACTCAATCAGGACCACGAACTACGTGACCCTGAGCCGGATGGAGGGAATTCATCATCTTCTTAGAATTTGTCAAAATTCGCATGAAGAGTTAGGAATGTGGCTGGACCATTTTCTACAACGGGAACAGATGACTGCAGTAAACGCCCAAAAAATTGGGCGTTTGACGCATTTAGAGTTAACGGCATTGATGCGTGCTCGGAAGCACTCAATCGATGCCAGCATTCGCCGAAAATTAAAGAAAATAAAAGAACAAGAAGAAGCTGACCTTAAGAAAGAATCAGCTATCTTTGATATGTTCATGTAGGTGTAACGCATGTCAGACAACTATGTAGCGAGGCTTGAGAATTTATTAAAGATACTTCAAAATGTTATTCAAACAGTTCCTGAAGCTAAAAAACTTTTAGATAGTGTCGGGGTAAACACTAAAGATTTAGAGCCTAC